ACTTTCCTTCGGAGATAGTATAGAAGGTATCTCTCATCTGTTTCTTGTCAGTACTTCTTTCAGCACTACCAATAGTTTCTTTACCACCAAGAATAACATCAATCTTCCTACTGGTTCCATCATCATTCCTAGACATATTCCAGAAAGGTGATGTCCATTCAGGGAAATCAGTAATCATACCTGTACCAATCTTCTCTTCATGGTCATGGTCAAGTTCTGTAGCATTGAACTGAGTAGCCCAATCATCATAAGTTTCTATATCCAAATCAGGAAGTTTTAGATATTTACATAGATCAATCTCCATTGCTTTAAGATCTTCTACACCACCGTGCATCTCAAACTCAAACATGGGGAAGATTGTCTCATGTCTTCCTGGTACAGGATTTGGTTCTGCTCTATAGGATGTAGATAGACAGAAGAATCCTGGTACTTCTGGATTTGATAGTAATTCATATTCCAACCACATCTGTCCTGTCTGTGGTAATGGCCAAATGTTATCTGCATAGTTGTATGTTGCTACCGTTTCTGGGTCTTCACATGCAGCAAGTATACTTAAACGATTTTGAGTATGAACTTCAAGGAAACCTTTAGACAAAAAAAATGACCTCAATAGGTCAAGTGTCTTCGTATATTTTTTTGGGTCGATCAAACTTGTCATTATCTTAAGCTAAACTGATTTATTTATACAATAAAAAAGAGACCCGAAGGTCTCTTTTGAATTATGTATCCGAAGGATCACATTAGGTTTGCAACTTGTACACGTCTGTAGTACTTGTTGGTATTCGCTGTAAGAGCACCAGAACCTTGTGTAAGACCTTGAGCAAATGGGTTTGATACCATTCCGTAACGAGTCTTAAAGCCAATTTTTGGTTGGAAGGTGTTAGGATTAATTGCTCTGACCTGCTGTAGAGGTACATATGGGCAATAGAATAATCCAGCGTCATAAGGAGAAGAACCTTTATAACCAGCAACGTAGAAGTGCTTATCAGCAACGTTAGCAGAGTAAGGATCAACATAAACCTTGATCTTACCGTTAAGAGTACCAACAAGTGTGCTTGCAGTATCATCAACACCAGTAAGAGCGTTGTTGCCATTAAGAGCAGGAGTGTAATCAAGTACACCAGCCATTCCTAGAGCAGAAGCAACGTCTGCAGAGCAGATCAAAATGTTGCCCTTTCCACGACGAGTTTGCTGACCGATAGCGTTAGCATCTCTTTCGATTTGGAAAAGTAGTCCCTTGAACTTCTCAACTGACCATCTACCATTGGAGTCAACGTCTAGGTCAAATATACCAGCATCAGCAGTATTGTTCTGAGCACCTTCTACAGCATTAACGTAGATAGTACGAACAACTTCTCTGTTGATTTCAGCAAGTATCTCTGTTGAGAGAATGTTTGATAACTCTTGCTCGGCATCTAGACCATGAATTGCTTTCAAGTCTTGAGCTAGTTCGATTGAGTACTCAGCCTTTAAAGCACGTGACTTCGCAGTAACTGTTACCTTCTCGATTGAGAAACCCATTTCTCTGAAGGCAGTTGCAGCAGAGCTGTCATCCAATGCTTCAGCAGTGGTTGTTGCCATTCCTTGAGCATCACCTGTTAACTCGTAAGTTCCTGGTGAAGAGTCGTTAAGAACGCTTGGGTTGTTTCCTTGAGCGTCGTTAGTTGCATCAGAAGCACTAGGATCATAGTCAGCAAGACGATTACCTGGGCCACCTGAGAAACCAGCGTTAGGCTCATTGAAGAATGCTTCTCTGTATGCTGCATCCGTAGCATCTCTCTCTGTACCGTAGTTGGTTCTCATCGCAAAGATAAGTCCTGTTGGACCTGTCATTGGCTGAACACCAGCAATGTCATAAGCAATTAGCTTAGGCATTGAACGACGGATAAGGGAGATAAGAACTGGGTCGAAACCAGCAACAGGACCTGTTGCAGTAGCATCAGCACCATATCCACCTGTACCTACAGTTTGAAGAGTCTCGTTAAGTATTTGACCTTCTTCAATCTGTGCTTTCTCTTGGTTTTCAAGAAGTTGGGCTACAACGCCTTTCTTATAAGTATCCTCGATCTCTGGAAGAGCATCGTGATTAAGAACAGGGGCCCACTTTTCTTGGAGTTGTTTAATGTTAGACATTAGTTTTAATTTCCTTAAAGTGATTTATTATTTGGACCAACGTGATAGAGCATCAACGTACTTAGACATTGTGCCACTCTCGTTGTTTTCTACCAAAGGTGCAGATGCTTCTTCGGTGGGTTCAACTACAGTTTCTGCAGTCTCAGCCTTCCTAGTGAAGTATGATTCCTTGATAGTTTCGACTTTGTTTTTAAAGTCAGCTTCATTTTCAAACTCAACCCCTTCTGCTAATGAAACAAGCTTCTCCTTTTGAGTTTCAGCAAGTCCAGTAGCACATTCGTTCACGATTTCCATTCTAGTATATTCACCAATCCTCTTATTCAATGAGACATTGGTGTCGATTTGTTCGTTGAGCTTTTTCTCCATATCATTTATCTCTTCAGCCATACCGTCAAGTAGGTTGAATTTTTCTTCGGGTACAGTAAAGTTCTGTTCCACGAATAGCTTTTTGAGCCCTTCAGTAAATGATTCTGCCATCTCCACTCTGATACCATGCTCTACAGCAAGTGCGTTTTCTTCCAACCACTGCTTTGCAGCATAAGAGATGTAGTCATCAACCTTCTCGGCCAATTCTGTTTTAACCTTTTCGACTTCTTCAGTCAAGGCAGATTCATAAGCCTCTTGAAGAGTTTTAGTCTCTTCGTTAACTCTTTGAGTTACAACTGCCTCAAAAAGTGTCTTCGCTTTTACTCGGAATTCTTCTGAGAGTTCTTCACCAGAGACAAGAGCGTCAACATCTTCACTAAAGTCGTACTTGGCTTCTTCAGTGCTTGGCTCTTCTTGGATTGTTTCCCCATCTTTCTCTTCCGAATCGAAGATCTTATTAGACAAAGCAGCACCTACGTTACCAGTACCAGCGTCAGAAGGCTTAGTCTTAATTGACTTATCTCCTTCAACAGAAGTAGATCCAGCAGCAGCTGCACCAAGGTTCTTCGTACCCTTAGCACCTTCTTCTGATGAACTATCTGTTCCACCAATATTAGTATGTTTTGCTCCAGAAGTATCGATCTTTTCTCCTGCAGTTGCGCCTTTCTTGATTGCTGTAGAACCAGTAGCTGCGTCTTCGGTCACTTTTTCCATTGAATCTAGCTCTTTAGTAGAGGTCTCAGACATTTGTTTAAACTCCGTCGTATTAGCGTTTGTCTATGTTTATTTATAAATTACAAACTTCTTAAAAACTTATCAAATGCGGAGACCTTCCGTTCTTGAATGTTTATAAGAGTTGCTTGATCAATTTCTTGTTTGATTTGAGCAATTGCAGACTCTTTAAGTATGCCATTATCCCAAACCCACTCCTTTCCTTCCATGATTCCATCGACAAAAGCGTCGGGAGCTGATGGATCTGCTACTATATCAGCAGCAGTTGCAAGCATAAAGTCATCTTGTACTATGTTAGTGTTACCTTCTTTACGAAGAGAACCCATACCACGACTAGAAACCCCAAGACTCACACCCTCATCGAGTAAAGACTTGGCAATGTTGCCCATAGGTGTATCTAGAATCTTTGCACGTCCGATAAAATTATTACCTTCTGCTTTAAGAGATTCTATTTTGTGAGATACTTTATCCAGATTGATGGAAGGTCCGTCTGGATGTCCTAACTCACCAAGAGCACGACCCTTACGGATATAACTCTCATCATATTTAGCAACTTCTCTTTCAAGAGTTTTGAATGGATACTTGCGACCATTCTTATTTGATATCTCTGCCTGCAGAAAGACACCTTCAATAAAGTGGGACTTCTTACCTTCTTTCTCTTCAGATAGAAAGTTAACTTCGGTTATTTCTTCAGCTATCAGTCTCATTTTTTGGTTCCTCTATAGGTTCGATGGAATCTACCACTGCAGTATTTGGTGGTAGTGGATCAGGAACTGCTTCTGGTTCTTGCTCTTGTTGAGCAACTTCACCTGCGGTAGGTGCTAACTCAGGAGGTTCTTGATCATCATAAACTTTGTCAGCAATATCATCTGCAGCTTCTTGTCCTGTATCACCAAGGTCGAAACCCCAGTCCTTAGCAAACTCAAGCTTCTTTGCTTGAATTGCATCATAGGTAGCTGCACTCAAAGCATCATTAGTTGTTTCTATTGCCTTAGATTTCTCATCGGCAAAGATGCTATTTACAATAGATTGTGCTATTTCACTAGGCATAATAACTCCACTTTCTTATTTATTTAGTTAAAATTCACCTTTGCGCTGATCGGCAGGGGTGACTACGGAAGATGTATCGGGTGCAAGATTACCATCTGGTCCTGCTGGTGCACCACCTGCAGCTGGATCTCCACCTTGCATCATCTCCATTTCCATTGCAGGATCAGCGATTAGACCATCTGCCATTTCTTGTTCAATCTGTTTATCGATTTCCTTAATCTCAACGTCAGTCTGTTTAAGTACTTGACGACGAACGTAATCAATAGAGAAGTACTTACCAACATAAGGATCTATTTGGTTAACTTCATTCATTCTTTCATTGCGGATTTCTATCTCTTTTAATTCTGTGAAATAGTTATCAGCAATATAATCGAATTGAATGTGCTCTTTCATCTCTTCCCATTCTTCAATGGAAACAATACCCTTTAAAACTAATTGTGTTTTAAGAAGATCTATGAATAACTCACCAAATCTCTTACGCAATCTTGAGACAAACTTCTGGAACTTAACCTCATCTCTTGTGATCTCAGCAGCACGACCAATGTTAAATGTAGTCTCTGTCTCTAATCTTGAGTTAGGAACGTTGAGTGATTTGTATAGTTTCTTCTGGAAGTACTTAACGTCTTCTAGTTCTCCAAGGTTCTGACCACCAGGTAATGTAGTAATTTCAGTTCCTCTTCCACCTTCTCTTCTAGGTAACCAGAAGTCTTCCAACATGGACATGAACTTCTTGTCATCCTTGATCTCACCAGTGTTTGCATCGTATACAAGTTTATTCCTGTAACGACCCATTACCTCACGTAGATATTGTTCCGCTTTATTCTTGGGAAGGTTACCTACATCAATATAGAAAATTCTTCTTTCTGGTGCTCTTGATAATCTGTAGATAACAAGAGAGTCTTCAATCATTCTTAACTGATTGACTGCCTTAATTGCTTTATGTAAGTGAGACAAGACCATGTTCTTGTTAAGGTCTTGAATACCAGAGTGACAATATGTCACAGAATCAGGAGCAATCCTCATACCTTGGTTGGTACTATTCTTCAATCCTTTTGGATTATATAAGAAATAGGATGCTGATTTCTGTGTGAGTTGGGTATTAAGATCAACACCTCTTAACTCACCAGGTTTCTTTTCCTCATACTCAGTAACTTTACGAATCTTACGTGGGTCGATATATCTAAGTTCGATCATTCCACCTCTAGGGTTTTTAGGATCGATTACCTTATGATAAAAAAGTCTCCCATCAACATACCATCGACGGAAGATTTCGTAAGATCTATTATCAAAATCAAGAAGACGTAGGATTTCATCGAACTCCTCACGAATTAACTTCTTAATTTTTTCTGATTGCTTTAGATTTGATAGCTCTACTGCTATAGGAACATCATCAAAATTACCACAGATAGTCTCGTTAACTACATCATCAACTGCACTATCACATTCTGGTTGTAAAACCATCTCTCTATAACGAGTGATGAGTTCATAATCATTCCGAACTGTACCATCAAAATCAACAGAATAACCATAGTAACCACCGCCTACGATAGGTTGTGATCCATCTAGACTATCCTTTTGAACAAAAGAAGGCCCCTTGGGAACCTTCTTTGCCCTCTCTAAACTAAATCCAAAGAGTTGCGACATTATTTAAAACTTATTGTTCCTTCTTACTATTTAGACGAGTTTCAAAACCCTAGTCTTGATCTAGAGCTACAGGTTCCCAGTATTGGACTTGTAGTTCTACTGTAAACTCTTCAATAGCATCGTTGTTACCGAAGTCTAAATCTATAGCAGCAAGGTTACTTGGGAAAGCATTCACAAACTTATACTTTCTAATTCCTTTATGACCTGTTGAACCAGCACCAGAAGTACCACTTCCGCCTTCTGCCCTAGCATCTCTTGCTAATTGAGTTACATACATATCAGCAAAATAATTTAATTTGTCAGAACCAGCATCAGCATTACTTCCAGCAGTCCATGTAGTATAGTTCTCATTGTATGCCTGAATTTTTTGAAGCCAAATTTCAAAGGCATTTCTCAATACGAATCCAGTATCATTCTGTATTGTGATTGTCCATGGCTCAAATGTTCTGTCTCCAGCAATCTTAAGAACACGACCTCTGAAAGGAACTTCAACAATACCTATTTGAGATGATGGTAAATTTGCTGCTCTAACTAACAGATTACCTTGATCCTTAAGTGTAGAAGCACTAGCTCCTTGGTCACTAGTATTATTGCCAGTAACAAATGATGGAAAATTTAAATCAACCTGGAACAAATTAGGACGGGCAAAATCTGCACCGACTGCTGCTTTGAACTGGTCAATAGAACCTATTGCTCCCATGATAGAAAATCCTTGAATTACGTAGTCCTTTATATTTATTATTATTGATATTTTTAGACAAAAAAATAGCGGAGATTTCTCCGCTATTTTGAATCCATCTCGAACTCAGAATTATTTAGTTAGCTACTTCACCGAAACTTACTCCAGTACGTGTAGCAACAAATGTTAGAGTAATGTAATTGATTGTGCGTGTTGGCTTCACATAGATCTCTGCATAGAACTCTCCACGATCAACTGCATCTGGAGGGTTGTTGGATGCATCACACTTAACTAAGAAGTCAGTTACACCACGACGACCTTGTACATCTCTCATGTATGGCTCAACGATGTTGAGGAATAAACCTCTTTGTGCTTCATCGTTTTGCTCGAAGAGTTGTGACTTAGCAGCACCAGAGATTACTCTCTCGATTGTTAGGAACAAACGACGAACGTTAATTCTATCGAATGCACTAGCAAATGATTGTGCAGTCTTATCTCCATAAAGGATGATTCCTTGTCCAGGGAATGCAACTATTGGATTAATCCTTGAACTGTATAGTGTGTCACGCTGAGTCTTATTAGGTGTATATGCAAGTTTAATTGCATTTCTTATACCACCACGTTGGAAACCAGCAGGTGAGAACCAAGGTTCTGCAACTTCTGTTGTCTGTAAGCAAAGTCCAGCAATGTCTCCGTTACATGGAATATAGCGGTATACATCATTGTACTTGTCATACATGTACTTATATCCACTATCAAATGCGACATAAGAAGAACTTGGAAGTTGATCAAAGAAATCAACAATGTTTGATGTTGCAGTTGTTTTGTTTGCTACACCAACAACGTTTGCTCTACGTGGAGAAACGAATAGCATGCAATCTCTACGCTCTTCAACTATATTAACAAGTGCTGTAACCTTAGCAATAGCAGCAGCATCATCAGCACCAGAAGGACCAGTAAGGATGAAGTCGATTGTTTGTGACTCAGGGTCAGAAACTAAATCATATGCACTAGAGACATCAGAGTTACCAACTGAATAACTTGATCCAGCAACTGTATAATCAGCACCATCTGCTAAACGATAGTACCAAGTTGAGTTGTTCTTAGATCCAAGTGTTGTTGCACCAGCAGGATAGTTAGTAGTACCACCAGCTGAACGTAGTAGGTTAAACTGACGACCAGCAACAGTTTGTCCGAAGTTACCATCGGAAGCAGTACCAGTTGCAGCAAATCCTGTTGCTTCGTGTGATCCCCAATAAATGTAACTAGAACGCTGTTTGATTACAGTTGGATAGTAATTAACTTCACCAACTGAAGTCTTAGCATCAGATCCTTTGGATAGACCAACAAATCTTTCAAGAACTGAACCAGCATTTCCTGTGATCTTACCGTCAACATCAACTACAAGAATATGTAATTCGTCACGGTATCCACCAGCAGCAGCTGCATATCCAGAAGTACCTGGACGTGGAGCAACATTAACCCACTTAAATCCAGGAAGATATTCACGCTCTGCATACTCACCACGAACTGAAGTTACAACAACTGCAGTAGAGTTTGTATCCTGAACACTATCAGAAGCAGCAAAAGATACGCTATCTTTATCTAAACCAATATATAAACGACGCTCGATACCACTTGATGCAATTGCAGCACTATTAGTTCCCTGAGTAATTGCTTGTGTATCAGCAAGGATACCAGTAACACCACCACTAGGAAGTCCAATTTCTAATTTCTTAGTAGTTGAATCCCAAGCAAGAACATTAACAGTCTCGTTTGAACCACCAATATTAATAGTTGTTGTAGCACCAGGAGTAAATGAACCGATAAGAGTATCAACTGTTAAAACTATGCTGTACTTAAATACTTTACCAGATGCACCAGAGGTAGCAGATACAGCTTCGTCAGCAACAAACTCATGCTCGTTACCTGAACCAGGAGCAGGTAGAGCTGCAATCTGATCAGCACCAGCGTCTGTTACAAATACACCAATCGAGTTTCCTTTACTACCAGCAGTTCTAGCAGCGAACTCCCAGTTGTTTGCAGAATCTTCAAATGTAGATTCGTATTCGTCAAGATTTTTAATAAGAGGAGCTGTTCCAGTATTAACTCCGTTCTTCAATGCAGTTGAAGAAATTCTAATTGCTTTAAGAGTACCACCATAAGCAAGATACTGTGATGCAGTAAACCAGTACTCATAGTTGTATTCGTTTGGTTCTCCGAATAGTTCTACTAATCCTTTTTCCGTAGAAACATCTACTACTTCCTCAACAGGACCTAATTCAAAAGGAGCTGCTAATACACCTACATTTGCTGTCGAAAGGCTGGTGATGGTCGTCAGGTCTCTTTCCTGTATGACTACACCTGGCGATGATTGATTGGCTGCCATGTTTATAAACTCCGATGAATATCCCGATAGCGGTTAACTAAGATTATTTATATTTTTGAATCTTCACCTAAAGTCTAACATGTGCTGAACATCTCCATATTCCGCAATCTCCCATCTCTCTCCTTGAGCATCTACAATAATATCTTCCTCTTGCCCATCATTAATAAAACCAAATGGAGCCATATCTTGTTCTATTGAATCTCTTTGATCCGCATATATCCTAGCCCTTACATCATTATCATGCATCTCTTTAAAGTACTCTTGCATAGCCATCCACGCAAACATAACCAAACACATAGCAAGGTCATCATGACATCCATCTTCTGCTTGGAAACTATTACCTTTCTGAATAAAGGTAGTCAATTCTGCAATAGTATCATAATCCTTAATGATTAATTTATCATCTTCTATTAATGCTTTAAGGTTGGAACATCCAACTTGTTTAACAGCAGTACTCATCTTCACACCAAGTTGTGTCTTCTTACCTGAGAACCCTTGTCCTAATTGTTGCCCTGCTCTTCCTCTCATAGCAGCCATTAGTAGATTCTCATATTCCAAATCGTACTGAATGATGTCTGCTACCTGTCCTCCTATATCATTTACCTCACATAATATATAAGCACCATTATAGTTCTTAGCTACATCAACTATAATGTTAGGTAATATAATAGGTTTAATTTCATTATTTTTATATCTAGCAACTAAAGTATACGGTAATGTAGTTGTATCCATGACACAAAACGCAGAGTAATCCCCACCAATACCACGTGATACATCAACAGTAACAATATAATTATGCTCCTCTTTAACATCTTCATATACTGCAAGACCTCTATTTTGTTTAATAGGATCTTCATATGGCATGATCCTTAATTTACTAGGAGAGATTAAAGTATCAACTGATCCTAAAAACTCACAATCAAACTCAACTCTAAACTGTTGTTCAGAAGTATTTCTAATAGTTTGTTCTTTCCATACTTCATCCCTACCAGGAACCTGAGACCAATGAACTTCTGTAGGAATATATTCGTTTGCTTTACGCTCTGCATCATGCCAGAGTTTGTAAAACATATTCATCCCATGAGGTGTAGAAATAATAATAACTTTTGTTTTTTTACCAGAAGATATAGTAGGATACACAGAACTAAAAAACTGCTCTGCAATATGATTCGGAACGAATGCGAATTCGTCCAGAAATATAATGTTAAAGGACATGCCCCGAACAGCACTAGCAGAAGTAGAAGCAGCCAAGATCTTACTACCGTTCTCCAACTCCAAGCTCCCTTTGTTCCATCCGACAATACCTTGTTGCATCCATTTTGGGAGATTCTCATAAGAAAGTTGTAGGCGACCCAACATTTCTCTTGCAGTGGCTGCTTTGTTTGCGAGGATTGCGACATTTACATTATCATTAAAGAGCACATACCATAATAGATATGCTGTTACAATTGTAGATTTACCAGACTGTCTAGGTAGTTTAGCAATATTAAATCTATGTTCATGAAACCTTTCTACCATGTCTTCTTGAAAGTCATACATGGTAAAAGGTATGACACCTTCATCCAAAGAAACAATTTTAATGTAGTTTCTTATGAAGTATACAGGGTTAGTGGAGCACTTAACAAACTCCTTAACATCTTCTGGACTAAAGTCATATGCGACATTAGCCTTCTTAAGATTAGGATTCCCTAGATAAATTTCTGCCTGCTTGCTCATATTCCTCTGTTGGTATATGCCAGTCAGCATATAAACGTCTGCCTGTCATACCTTTTGAATCTATGTATGTTTGATTAAGACTCGACCAGTGTCCCAAACGTTCTCCTAATCTCACGTAGAGACTCAAAATCTTTCTGTTTAGTGCCGCCATCATATTCCCATGCATAACCTTCAGTAATCATTTGTTCGTTGAGTGACAACTCTGAGTCTGCAAGGTATAGCCAACCCAAAAGCCTACCATACTTGCCGACCCCACCATGAAGCTCAGTGCGAATAACCAAGTCGTCATCACCTTCAATAGCAGATTCGAGTTTATCTTTAAGCCAGTTTGTTGCGTCGATTCCAAGTGCTTTTTCCTCTAGATCTCTAGTACGTTTCTCTGGAGTATCAACACCAGCTATACGCACCCTTTCTTTTTTATATAGATCAAAACCAAGGTCAATAGTAACGTCAATGGTATCACCATCAAGTACTTTCACTATCTCTATCACTCGAAAGTTGTAGCAGCTCTTCCTGCTTGGTGGTGTCATCGCTCCCATCATTCATCTCCGCATAGGCCATACGAAGTATATAGTAGATATACCAAGTGACAGTTGCAAGTAGTATAGCAAGAAGTATATTAACTCCCCAAACTACTTCACTCATGTACTTCTCCTATCTCCCAACAATCAATACCTTCCTGTCTGATGAAGTCCATCACATAATACTTAATATTATCAGGAACAACTACACAGTATCCAATACCAAGATTAAATACTCTTCTCATTTCAGATTCTTCAACATTACCTTTAAGTTGAATCTTCTTAAAGATTTCTGGTACAGACCATGCATTATAATCAACATCAACCTTTAATCCTTTTGGTAAACAACGTGGTAGGTTCTCAGGAATACCACCACCTGTGATATGTGCCATACCATATATGTCATCAAACTCTTGTAACAATCTCTTCACTACTGGTGCATAGATTGTAGTAGGTGTAAGTAACTCAGGATGATCAGCATAAAATATTTGATGTCTAGTCAATAGATAATTAACAAGACTATATCCATTACTATGAAGACCACTACTTGCTAGACCAATAACTTTATCGCTTGGTTTAATACTTTTCCCATCTACAATATCCTTCTTATCTACTATACCAGTACAGAACCCTGCCATATCATAATGAAGTTGTCTTGGATGTTCAGCAGTTTCTCCACCTAAAAGATCCATACCTGCTATCTCACATCCCTTCACAATACCGACCATAATATCAGCGATATTATTATCCAATCTCTGAGTGGAAATATAATCTAAGAAATATAATGGATTAGCACCAGAAGTAATTACATCGTTAACACACATAGCAACTAGGTCTTGACCTATAGTTGTATAGTCATTAGCAACTGTACATATGTTGAGTTTAGTTCCAACACCATCAGCACCAGATACTAAAATAGGTTCCTCGTATCCTACGGGAACCTTTATCATTCCTCCAAAGCCACCAAGGCCAGGAACTTTAGTTTTAAGATCTTCTACAAAACTATTACCAGCATCAATATCAACGCCAGCAGTTTTATAGTCAATTACAATACCTTCTTTTTTAAAATCGAGGGGTCCAAAATCTGACATGATCTAATCTACTTTGATTATATTATATCACGCATATGCCTGTGCAGCAAGCCAAGTTGATAGACCCAAAGAAGTTCCCATGATGGTGAGTCGGCTCATCCACCACATTATTTCATGTTTGTTCATCTGCCCATTGGGACTATGCCCATTAAGTAATCTAAACCTGATTCGTTAGTACAGGTATCAACGTAAGAAGGATGCTCCCTTAGAAAAGGAACATCCTCTTGTGCGTCTTTAATAGCTTCGTACGAGTCTTTTGCATACTCGCAAATATAATGACGATGCTGTTCTGCATCGTGATACCCGATGGTATAGTGTGACAGGGGCATGATCTTTCAATCCCAGACTAACAATATTTAGTATAGCACATAAGTACAATTACGCACTATTATCCTCCTTCGCACACAATTTATCATAGTGATCTGGATGACTATAAGGTTTCAAACCCTTGTCTTCTTGTTGCTTAGCCTGACGATTTAGGAGCTGTCGATAACGATCAAGCTCCTCTCGATACTTCTTCTCTTCCTTACCCATTGATTTGCCTACCAGAATTTTACTTATAATGGTATGCTGCTTTAGAAGTCTTAGATAATTTGCCTGACCTTACTTTAGTCCCTGAAGTTTCTCCATCTCCCTTGGGATGTTTGCCTGGTGCAGACTTACCTATGTTAATTGATTTGCCTGGTTTCTTGGATTGGGTGTCATGTAATCTTGCAGGTTTCTTTTTATCCTTAGTGATAACTGATTCCTGTCCATGTTTACGTCCTAGTCTTCTCATTGTTTTACCAAACCTACGCTTGCTCATTTTATCAGGTTTGCTTGTTTGGTAAGAGACTTCTCTTCCAGTCCCTTCTTTCCCATCATCAGATTTATATTTGTATTCACCTACACCCTTCTTATATCCAATCCCCTTCTTTTTTAAATCTTTTTCAAGTCCTTTACGCTTCTCTCGATTCTTGGATTCTGAACTACCACGATCCGCAGAAATATTACCAGTAACCTTAGTCTTAGACTTGGTTAACATACGTGTAGTAGGATTACCTTCGACGAGTTTTATAAAGTCTTTATAGTACATAACTTTTAGATTTTCTTTTTGAGCTAACTTATTGGCAGTCGCATACATGACTTCTTTGTCACGTTTCCCATAGAGCCTTTTAAAATCTGAGGTACGACGTTTCATACCTCTAACAATTTTCTCTGCCTTTTGATTAACCAGAGGCATCTTAGCCTCCAACCACTTGAACTTCTTCGACAATAACTGCACTTGTAGCAGCCGTTATCTTAACAGCACGTTGTATTAACGCCTTTCTACCTGATGCCCAGGTATAAGTCGTCGTTGCAGAAGAATCAACATCAGTACTTAACATACCTAAACCGTTATCAGCAGTTATCTTTTTACCAGCAGTGCCAGCAGATAAGAAAGCAGCATTGATAGCAGTGTCTGTTCCATCATCAACTACAGCAATATAATCTCCCACAGAAAATGGATGATTACTAGATGTATCTTGAACATGCTCACCAACGTAATAATCAGTAGTTGCATCAGCAGTACCTTTTACGATTTTTGCCGTACCAGGTTTGCCACCTTTGATAAGAATGAATTCATTCTGAACTAAGGTAATAGCAGCACCACCATTAAAGGAAACGGTAGCAGCACCAGCAGTAGAACCAACTCTGTAATAGCCAGTTTGTACTGTTTGATATTCACTAGCACCAGCAGCTACAGTGTTGGTACTTAATACGTTGAGGACTGTCATGTCGTGTCTATGTAGTTTCTTCTGTCTTATTTATGTTTTTTAACATCTTCTGTAAGTCGGATGTGCTCCCAACAAACATAGCATTAGTAACATTAGTCGGACCTTTCTTATCTTCCTTATCCAACTCTTTCATCTTAGTCTGTAGATCTATTAATTTATCTGTTACATCTCCCACTGCTTTGATTGTCGTTGCAGCAACTTCATAAGCACGTGGATGATCGCTTGCTCGTGCCACATCAAGTATACCATCTACTGCCTCCTGTCCTTTCATTACTAGGTTGTGCAACTGAGCACGAGATATTTCATAATCCTGTTGTACTTCAGGTGTCTGACTCTTTCTTAAATCTTTTGTCTTTTCTACATGCTTTTGAAGTTCTGTTGGTTCATCACCAAATGCTTTCTCAAGACCAGAAAAATCTTTATTCATTTGCCCACTCATGTACTTTGAGATTAAAAGAAAAACTTATTCTTATATTATTAGTTAGGTTTGTAGTAATTCCATGTCTCAACCAACCAGGAAATATCAATAATTTTCCTTCCTTTGGTTCATGGTTATGTCTATCCGAAGACCAACATTCACCAACTTCTGTAAATGGATTAGGTGTTGTGAAAAATATATTTCCATCATCCCCACTGGTTTGATGATAATATACACCACTAATATCAGAACCTTTATGATTATGTATGTGTCCGTGATTGCCTTTTAGAAATTTAGAAAACCACGAGGACACTACTTCAATCCTTGTCTTCTCATAGAATTTCATTGTATTACAATACTGCTCAATATGTTTAGATAATTCCTTACTAAACACTGGCATCTTATGTAATAAATCTGATTGAAAATTAAGGTCGGTAAGATAATGAGTTCCCCATTTCTCATGAAACGAGAACTCTACATTCTTCACGCACTCTTTCATCTCTTTTTGAACATCAACAAAGTTATCTATCCTTTCCTCCACATAAACGTGAGTAGGAAAGTAAGTTTCAATTACTGGCATAATTTAGATTGATTCGTCTTGACCGCTAACAGGATTGCGTTTCTTGACATCAGTGTAGTCTGAGAATAATTCACCAAATCCAAAGTCATCACTAGACTCTAGTAATGCTGCATCATCTTCATCTATCTTAAGGATAGCTGCACCGTTTTGATGTCCTGCAATAGTTGTATTGTTCCATCCACGACTGACATGAAGTGTGCTACCAACAACTCTGTTGACATGCATAACTTCAGTACCAATCTGAATGTCATCTCCTTGTGTAAGAGATGCTACACTTGCTACAGATATTATACCATCATTTATATCCATTGCAGCAGTAAGAGTAGTAAGTCCTACTCCATCCTGATCTACTAATGCAGTAGGAGTAACGGTATACCGTTTCTCTCTTGGTGCTTTGGTTGTATCTGTGCTTGTATAGTAATCGGTAATAGACTTCTTGATAACCTTTGAATCTGTAATAGGACCGTATAGATAGGTCTTAGCAACAAATTGAAATGTGTATATAATTGCTCTACGGTTTGCAAAATCTCCTTCATAGTCATCTTCATATTGAATATCTTGAAGAACTACTGGGACATCTTTGGTTTCCCCGATTTGGGTTGCAAGTTTAACCGAGAGATTATAATGAGGTTGAAAGTACGGAAGAATCTGTTCAACGATTTGTAATCCGTCATCTTGATTCTTCGATATAACTGCTAACTCAAAATTAATATTATAAGGTACTGGCATAAATGCATTCTTATTGTCAGTAGTATCCTTTTTAAATTTAATTTTTTGTGTAGGTGAGACTTTCCTAGTGGGGTCATAAGACACACCTGATATCTCAAATGATAATCTAGGTAAAGTAATTTGAACCCTTTTGTTTGTAGGATCTGGGTTCTGATCCAAACGAGCTAAAAATTTCTGCTTAGGACCATATGCCAATGGAACTTTCATCACCTCATCTTGGCGACGTATTTCAATGTTGTTAAACATTGTTCCGAAAGCAACAATTGTCTTTCTGAATATCTCGTGATATGAATAAGTTCCTAGCATTAGATTGTTAAGTCAGTAGATGATGCAACTGTTCCGAATGGGTTAGCTTCAGAGAAATCAATAATATCATTGTCAGCTGTTTCAAACTCGTAGTTTTGATCGTAGGTAATATTCTTATTATCTACTGTATTATATGTAGCCGTTGTCCAAGATGCACTTGAAGTACCTCCTGTAAGTGTCTCTGGTATTGTAAACGTACCAGAACGATTGAGAACAATGAGAGTCCTAGAAGCAGAATCCCAAGACTTAACTTCAGCAGTAACATTAGATGTTCCACCAGTAACTGTCTCACCAGCAGTAAAGTCTCCTGAACCACCAGCAACTAGACCAACTGTAATAGCATTTGCAAATGCAGTTTCTATAGCATCAAGATCTGTGATACCAGTATCAATCTCCTCATCGCTGTACTCAAAGAGTTCGCACTGACATTCCCAAACATATCCTTTACCTAACTGGTAGAAAGGACGTTCGACTTCTACAAACTTAATTTCAAATAAATGTTTTGTTATAGGGAACCAAATTAAATCCCCTTCGTTGGGTCTTCCTTCGACATTGAGTACAGTCGAGTCATCAACCTTTTCTTTAAATTTTTCACGGGAGAATATAAACGTTGTCTTATCCTCGATGCGGATTCCAAACTTCGTAAGAAGCTCGCCTTGTCCTTCCCATCCTTCAACATTATTGACATAGGCACGAATCGCTTTGGCACTTTCAAATTTGCCATCAGAGTCCTCTCCGAAGACGTTATCACGGTTGACAATAGTTCTCGGCACGTAGTAAATATCTTGCCCGTAAATTTCAATGCTTTCTACAACTAGGTTTTCCATGAACTTCTGCTCTTGAGCAGAACCATTAATGTTTAATCTAGCAGAATTACT